TTGAAGATTTAAACCAGGCCGTTATTGGGGCACTTAATACAAAACCAGAACAACCACAGATGCCAGGTAAGCCCAACATCTTAGAGTTAATGCGGGCAAAAAAGGAAAATAAAGAGGGGCAATGGCCATTAGTTTAGACCAGCGAAACCTACTTAGGAAATATGGGCAATCTCAAGGTATAGAGACTGAGCGATTGCTGAACCAATACAGCACTTCCCTAACCCAGAATAGGGAGACACGCCCACAATCCTTTGAGGATATTAAGGCATGGCGACAAACTGCTTTCCCTAACCAAGCACTATTCTTCAATGCTGAGGAAGCAGCGGGGATGGGAATTGATCTTGAGGAAGGCTGGCTGCTGAAAGCAATGCCTGGGGAAGAAGGTTATAAGTGGAGTTTTATTACCCCGCAGAAGTGGGAGATAACCGAAGAAGACCTTTATATCTCGCCTGCCGGGGAACAGTATAGCAGGGCAGACATGGAGACACTTTTGGCAATGCCGACTGGAGAATCAACAAAATCTCCACTTGCAACATTATATAAAGAGTTTGAAGAAGCGGGCTGGATAACAACTGAGCCATTGACAATAGAGGGCTTAACGGAAGAAGGGCAGCAATTATACCAACAGTATCAAGAGACCGGCGGAGAATTAGATGTCGCAGAGTGGGCAGAGGAACAACAGAGGCTATATCAGGAATACCAAGAGGAAATGCAGGGGCTATACCAGGAGTATCAATCTACTGGTGGGGAACTCGATTTTGAGGGATGGCTGGATTTAAGAGAACAGCAGTATCTTGAGGCTGAGGAGATTTTCGGCAAGGTCTTTCCTGAGCAAGATATAAGTGAAGTCATAGCTTATATGAATGAGCAACCTGAACAATTCCTTACCGATGTAAGGGAAATCGGCCCGACTACGGAAATGGTATTGTTTCTTAAGTATCTTGAATTCCAAGATGAAGAAGGAAATCCTACGCATCTTACTGATGAGGAAATAGCGGGATTATTTGGGGAGACCCAAGTGGAAATCCCTGAGCAGGGAATGTATATAGCAGAGGGTATTAAGGTCATGCCTGATTATCAGGTTTATTCTGATACTAATCCCTCTCAGCCTATCGGAGAGATAAATCGCCAAACTGGTGAATTTGAGGAAAGAGAACCTCGATGGTGGGAGAAGATAGGGAATGTCTTACAATGGCTGCCACCCAATATAGCAGGAACATTGATAACAAAATATGGATTCCCTGCCATACAAAAGGTTGATTTACCCTTTATGATACAAGAGCAAGCCCATACCCTAAACGAAAAGCAACAAGGTGGGTTTGAATTAACTGAGGCTGAACAGGCATTTCTTAGTCTTTACCAAGAGGAAGTAGGCAACCCTCCTAAATACAATAAAATCTTAGCAGCTTTACATCCTGCGGTAACACCAGCTCAAATATGGAAGGGTGCTGAGTTAAGCCCCTCTGAGGAACTCAAGAAAGCCTACTATGACAGCACGGGTACAGCAACACAAATACTTCAGGGAATAACTACTCCGTTGAGTGTGGCTCTTATTGCTGGAGGCATAGCTGGTGGTGCTACTGCTGCCGAAGCTGGATTGGCACGAATAGCAGAACAGGGTGGAGTAAGGGGAGGATTAGCTACAGCAGGACAGGTTGCTCTAAAGCCAGTAGCACTCTATGAACAGGCAGTAACTACCATTATGCAATTACCTATAAGATTAGTAAAGACAGCAGCACAAAAAGCCGTTCTGAAAATGATGCAGGCTTATATAAATGACTATACGAAGTGGATAAGGAAGTCAGCGTCAGTAGCAACAGTAGAAGGGGCAACTAAAACAGTCAATAATATTGCACTTGCTATTCAGGCTGGCACAGAGATAACTCCTTCTTCTCTAACCTCCTTGATAGCCAAGAACGCACCGAAGGAATTTATTGCAGGGCTAACAAACATTGTGGCAGGGAAGGCGGTTGCTGGAGTGCCTGAAGCAGTAACTCCAGAGGTTACACCTGTTACCCCAGAGGTTACAGAAAATGCACGCCTTCTTGAAATGGCAAGGACTGATTATTATAGGCTAAAAAATGGGCAGGTCATTGAAGCCCCTACTTATCCAACTTCTGCAAAGACTTTATCATTAGAGGAATTAAGGGGATTGCCCCCCGATACAAAGATTACGGCAAAATACTATTCTGCTCGTAGGGGAGGCGTTGCACGCCATACATTAACTGTTAGGCAAATAATATTACCCGAAGAAGTATCAGAAGCAATCCCCAAAGCCGAAGCTGGTATGCCAGAAGCAGGCTATCAGCCAAGTATGATTGAGGGCGTACCAGGGAAAGAAGTCAGACCTGCCCCAAGTGCTGAGCTGGTTCAATCCAGACTGGATGATTATCTTAAACTTCAAGAATATGAGGCCAAAGTCGCTGAGAACCGCATAGCAGAGATAAAGGAAACCCTTGCTAAAAAGGGCAGACCTCCAACGGGGACTAGGGCTGAGTTACAAATAGAACTTGCTCGGCTTGAGGCGCAACAAGAACTTGACGCTATAAAAAGCGTTGAGGAGCTTGATCATCTGATAACACAGGTGGGTGAAGAGATTGGACTTCGATCAATGCCGTATGCAGGTTATGGTGGCAAATCACGCATTGACCTTGCTAGGCATCCCACACACCGATTGTTTAAAGGATATACTACCGCACAGCTTGATGAGATGCTTAGGATTTATCAAGAGGCCAGGGCAAAGATGGAGGCTCCAGCCGAAGTCGCCCCTGAAGCCGTAGAGGTCACAACCAGACGACAATTAGAGGGGCTTGGCAGGATGTATCAGGAATGGTGGGGCAAACGGAAGACTGCCGATGAGACTAAGGTTGAATTAGCTAGGTTGGTCAGAGAGACCCTTCCGATGGATGTGAGAGGTAAGTTTGTAACTGCGGTTGCCAAAGTCAAGACAGATGCACAGTTGACGACAGTGATGACAAAGGTTATGGAACTTGCTGAAAGCAACGCCCAGAAGGTTCTCAGGGCTGAAGTTAGAGCGGAACTCAAGAAAGCAAGAGCGAAAATCAAAGACCATATCCTTAAAGGTAAGTTCACTCCTGAGACACAGAGGTTACTTGATGTTCTCAATCACAACCTGGAACTTGACAGGGATACCGCCAGGGAAAAGATTGTCACGAATATCAAGGCATACGAAGCAGGGGAGTTATCTTATGAGGAAATGTTCAAAGCCAATGAAGCTCTTAACTTCGCTGGCATAGATGGTATGTCTTCAGAGGAGTTGGTCAACCTATTAGATTACATCAAGTCTCTTGAGGCCGTAGGAAGGTCTGAGCGCCAGGCAAAATGGGAGATTGCTACCGAGAAAATCAAGGCTATCAGAGCGGATATTTCTAATATACTTACTGGTGGGAAGGGGTTGAAGACAGGCATCGGGGCTATATCAGGTAAGCAACTAGCAGCGAAGCCTGGGTGGTTAGATACCTTTGTCAACTGGCAGTATGGTATAGATAATCTGGCTGACAAACTAAGCAAGTTTGACACTACCTCTAAACCCTATCAGAGTGTTATTAGCAAATTTGTATCTAAAGTTCACCGTGCAACCAATAGACAGTTCATCGGAACTAAAGAAGCCTATAGCAAAATCAAGGATGCGGTTGGTGATGTATTCGGGGTCAAAGGTGGGCGTGCTATCAACCAGGTTCTTAATGAATTAGATACGGAAGTTAATCTCGGCACCTTTGAACTGACTGCTGAGTATATCGCTAATCATCCTGGAGCTACTACAGTTACTATCAAGATGACCAGGAATGAGATGCTTGCCAAGTATATGCAGATGCAGGACTCGACTCTTAATGACACCTTTACTATAGGCATGGGCTGGTCAACAGAGGTCAGGAACGCCATAGAAAACAACCTGACCGCCGAAGAAAAGAAATTAGTGGATGTGTTCTTCCAGTTCTACGAGGATTATTACAACACAATAAACCCGATATATCAGGAGCTTTACAATGTAGATATGCCTCATAACTCCCGGTATTCACCTATCAGGCGGGATTTTGAGGGCGATATAGCGGAAAATATTTTGACCTTTCAGGATGCCGCTCAATACGCCTCGGTTCTCAACGGTAGTCTGAAGGCAAGGCAGAAGAACATACGGCCTCTCAGGTTCAATGGGGCTACACAGATACTCTCAAACCACATAGAACAGATGGAACACTTCAAGGCGTGGGCTATCATTATGAGGGATATGCGCCGTGTCTTTGGCAATACAGAGATAAGGCAGGCGATAGAGCAGTATCATGGACGAGGCATCGTTCAGTTAATTGATAAGTTTATGAACCAAATGGCAAGGGGGGGTCTTGATACGGCGACTACCAATAGAGTCGCCGATTGGCTTAGAAGGAACTTTACCAGGTCAATCCTGGCTATTAAGCCGGTTATTGCCCTGAAGCAGATACCATCTCTATTCGCCTATGTTTCCGACCAAGAGATGGGAGTGACGGGGTTTGTCTCCGGTATTGCGGATTTCTGGAAGTCACCGATTGCTCATTTCCAGTTCCTCTATAAGAACTCTGAGGGATTCAGGGCGAGGATACAGGCGGGGTTTGAGCGAGATATTGCGGCTGCCCTTGCGCAGCATGGAAACAAAGAAATAGCTGGCCGGGGGAGCATAAAGAACTGGTTTATGCTTCAAATCAGGCTTGGTGATACCTTCGCAGTTTCTCAAGGTATGTGGGCTAAATATAAAGATGGACTAAATAAGGGACTGTCACAAGCTGAGGCTATAGCTGCTGCTGAAGACCTCACAAATAGAACACAACCTAGTTTTGGCATTGATACTTTATCGGCTATTCAGAATGGTGGTTCGTGGCTCAAGTTAATGACTATGTTCCAGAACCAGCCGAACAAATACTTTAGACTAATTGGGGACAATTTACGCAACTTCAAATATGGTAGAGGAAGTAGGGCAAAGGCATCAGGGACTATCCTTTTGGCATGGGTACTTCTGCCTATGATGTTCCAGTTTATTGCCGATGCCTTCCAGTGGAAGCCTGAAAGACAGGCCAGAGCTGGTATTCTTGGTCCCTTGAACTTTATCCTGATAGGCGGGCAGTTAGTTCAATCTATATGGGGATGGCTGACCGACCAACCGTTTGATTATCAGGTCAGTCCGGTTGCACAGACGGCGGATGACCTGAGAAATATCTTTCTCAAAGCTAAGAAACTAATAAGTCAAGGAGAAGACCCTTACAAAGATATAAGCCTTGATGATGTAGCAGCTCTTGTAGAGTATTTAGCTAAAGCAGCCGGACAGGTAACTGGATGGCCTACCCCATATTTGGTTCAGGTTGAAAAAGATATCAGGATAAAACTGCAAGAGGGAGAAGATGTTAATATAAAAGATTTCCTCTTTAGTCAGTGGGCATTACAACCTCCAGCCAAAAATGCAGAGCAGAAGGTGGAAGACCTGAACTTGAAACTTGGCGAAATCAAGGAGGGGCAAGAAGACAAACCATTATCAGAACGGGAGTTGAACCTCTACACTGCTATTGACTGGTTCAGGGATATTGGGAATGTTTATAGCAATGTCTTGCCACAGGATATACTGGATAACCCAAACGCATCAAAGGAAAGCAAGGCATGGGCTGAATATAAAATAGCCCATTCACAGGCTGATATACTCCCGGATATTCCACTCTATAAGATAAACACGGAAGACAATGACGACACCATAGTCCAGTATTATCAGCAATGGAAGGCCAGGGAAAGGATAACTAGCCTTGCCCAGCTAAAAGAATTTGACACACTTTATCCCAAAGCCTATCTGGGGAATGTAACCAGGCAGCAATATGAGCTACTTGTCAAATATCTTGAATCGGATGATAAGGATGCTTTCCTTGAAGCCCATCCTGAGTTAAGAGTTAACCCTAGAGACGAATGGCTGAGAGCTAACCCACTAGATAATGCCCGGTTAGCTTTAGCCGGACAGGCAAAACTTCTCACCCTTGAAGCCTACAATCAATTCAAGGGGTTGCTTGAGACACTGGATATACCCACTGATGCCATACCGCCAATAACCCTACCGCCCGAAGGCTCTGTGGAAAACTACTTTAAGTATAATGAGATTGGTGAGGAATATGGCTACAATAGTGCTGAGGTCAAGCTGTTACTTGTAGAGGATGATGTTTTGAGGGAATGGCTAGGGCGTGAGCCGATAGATGACCACATAGAAGCCTTAAAGCTGAAGGTCAAATATCGAGATTTGACAGGGGAATATGAAGGATACGGCGACAGGGACTCGTCTTATTACATTGAGGATAAAGATGCCCGGGAGAAAGCCAGAGAATTATTCAGGGAGAATCATCCTGACTGGGTAATAGATATGAACAGGGTGGATGCTTATAGCTTAGACTTTCCAGATGAGCAAATCGAGAACTATGTTGAGTATTATGAATTACCAGACAAGGGTTATCGGCGGGAACGATACTTACTTGAGAATGTGGACTTCTACAACAGCATGATAGATTTGAAGGGTATCGTGCCTTTTGATACTGATTACCAAGTTCCTGATGTTCGGTATGATGAAATTTATGAAGAATACAAAGACCTCTTTGAGGAGTATGAGAATGTTATGGGGACAGAATCGGAGAGGGCAACTGAGCGAGAACGAATCCTGAAAAGGAATCCTGAGTTTGCCAAAGCAAGAAGAGAAAGGGAAGGATACTATCAATTCCGAAGTATCACAGGCGATAAGCTGCATGACTTGGTTCAGGATTATGCTAACTACTACTTAATCGAGAAAAAAGAAGGCGTGGACTATTCGGCGGGCTGGTATGAGGACGATTGGTTCCTTATGGAGCATTCTGAGTTCTACAACACAATGTATGAACTTGAGATATGGGCGGAACCACGAGACTTCAGCAAAGTGCCTACCCGTGAGGTTTACGCACTATATCAGTCTTATTTAGCATTACCAGTAGGATATGCAAGAACTACATTTAGAGCCGAGCATCCTGAACTGGATGATTGGCTGGTTCTAGCTAAAGGATACACGGCTATTGGTGATAGAGGGGGAGCTAAACCTAGCCCTTGGGAGGGATTATTGCCGTGGTTGGAATATAGGGAAGGCCAATAATTAGGGTCGAAGGGTGAGCCACCGCCTTAAAGAGTGGCAAAAGTCGAGTCCCGATTAAATCGGGACATTTTTATTAAGGAGGTAACTAATGGACGAAACCAAAGAGACCAAGCAGGACGCTTCTTCTGCTGGTGGAGATGGGACTACTTCAAAGGAAACAACTAGAACTTACACTGAGGAGGAAAAACAAAAAGCGGTAAGCGATGCTCTTGCTAAGGCTGGCAGAGATGCCAAAACGCTAGAGACTAGAGAGGCTGCTCTTAATGCTGAGAAGGAAGCTGTTGAGACTGCGAAAGCCGAGATAGCTGAAGTTCAAAAGCAAATAGACAAGGCCGAACTAGAGGCAGCCGAAGGGGACCCGGCAAGGCTCAGGGAACTTCAGGCTAAGAAGTCCTATAAGGCTTTATTGGCTGACCTTGAGACTAAGAAGAAGGAACTCAACAAGCAAGAGGCAGACCTAAATCGCTCAAAGGCTGAACATGAGTCAGAAATTGAAGCAGCACGGAAGACGCAATTTGAAATCGAACTCTGGAAAATCGCAGAGGCAGAAGGCGTTGACGCTGCGGAACTCAAGGAAACCATGAAAGAACTTAATCTGACGACTGTTGAGCAAGCCAAAGCAGCAGCCAAACGGCTGAATAAAAAGCCGAGTGGAACTGCATTTGACCCTGACTCCGGTGTGACTTCTGGTAGTGGGGAAAAATCTGAGCAAGAAAGGCTCGATGATAGATTCCCCTCAATGAAGAGAAAATAAGGAGGTCATTATGACTGCTGCTTTAACAAGCACCTATTTAACCCTTTTGGATTATGCCAAGAGGGAAGCACCTAGTGGAGGTATTGGGGACATAATCGAAGTTCTCGCTGCCTCTAACCCTATCACCGCCGATGCTAATGTGATGGAGGGCAACCTTATCACGGGGCATCGCAGTATCCAGAGGACGACACAGCCTACTGGAACCTGGAGACCACTTAATTATGGTGTAGCCCCAGAGAAAAGCACCACGGAACAAAAGGATGACACCTGTGGTATCCTAGAAGCCTATAGCAAACTGGATGTGGATGTTGCCAAGCTCAACGGCAATGAAGCGGCTTTCAGAGCTTCTGAGGACAATGCCTTTATCGCTGGACTTAACAGCACGGCGGCCACTGCTATCTTCTATGGCAACACTGCCACCGACCCTGAGCAGATGCAGGGTCTATCACCGCGATACAACTTGACTACTGGTGATTATGCAGACCAGATAATCAATGCATCTGGCTCTGGCTCCGTCAATACCTCAGTCTGGATTATCACATGGGGGCCGAAGACCTGCACATTGATTTACCCGAAAGGTAGCACGGCTGGACTAACTAACGAAGACATGGGGAAGCAACTTGTCACCGACTCTAGCGGAAGACTCTATACCGCTTATGTCACGAAGTTCCAGTGGAAGCTCGGACTCGCCCTGATGGACTATCGTTATGTCATCCGTATCTGTAATATTGATGTCTCTGACCTGACGAGTGATGCAGCCTCTGGCGCTGACCTGCTGGATAAGATGATTGACGCTTACTACTCCCGACCTACTGTTGACCTTGGGAGTATGGCTAAGACTTTTATCTACTGCAACAAGACGGTAGCCAAGTTCCTGCACAAACAGGCTCAGAACAAATCTAATGTCAACCTGAGTATTGATAACCCAGCTGGCAATCCCATCGTCAGGTTCCTGGATGCACCAATTCATGTATGCGACAACATCGTGTCCACCGAAGACACTGTTAGCTAAATCTATTAAAAGGAGGGAAAACCAATGTTCGTAGATAAGAACCTTATGGTCAGTGATGGACAGGCTCTAACTGATACCGCAGTGTCGGATTACTCAATAAACATGGGTTCTGCCAGGAAGATAGGGGCAGGGAAGCAGATGTACATGGTTATCTTAATTGACGTACTCGCTGCCGACTTAACCTCTATCAATTTTCAGGTGGTAACTGACACGCTAGCTACTTTAGCTACACCAACAGTTCAGATAGAGACTGGAGCCATCGGCTACGCAAGCCTTACAGCAGGCAGAGCGCCTATTATCATCCCGATTGGGAGTGCGATAGGTACAGAGGAACAGTATCTCGGTATGCAATATACCTGTAGTGATGCTGGAACCTGCACGGTAACGGCTTTCTTAGCCTTTGAATATCAAAGCAACTAAATTCGCTAACGGTAGAGGGGGGGATTAACCCCCCTCGCCGATTATCTAAAAGGAGGTAAATAGCGATGCCATATTTTAGAGGGAAAAACAAATTCAAACACTTGGAAATAGCACAGGGGGGAGTATTCCAATATCACGAAACGGGAGGTACAACCTTTTTTGTCAATGGTGAGACTGGAAGCAATGGCAAAAGTGGTCTATCTCCTGCTGATGCAAAGCTAACCGTAAAAGCAGCTTTGGACTTATGCACTGCTAATAAACACGATGTTGTGTACATACTTAACTATTCCAGTGAGGCTCAGGTTTATGAAGAGTGGCCGATAGTGGTTGATGTTGACCAGGTACACATCATTGGAGTGTGACACAAGGGCGACAAAATGTGCACCATCCATTGTGGCGGCGCCCTATCTTCAACCAATGACTCAGCTTTTGAAGTAACCGGGCATAGGGTGGAAATTGCCAATCTAGCCATTGCGGGAAAGGCTGCTGGCTCGGGTGCAGGCATATTGGTTGGAAATGTGGCAGGTGTATGGGGTTGTTACATTCACGACTGCTGGTTTGGCATAGTGCGAGCATCAGGAGCCGACTGTGCTAATGGTATCAAGGTAACTGCGAGCTATGATGCCCCATACCTTAGAATTGAGGACTGTGAGTTTGGCAAGGCATTAACAGGCAATGCAAT